CATGTGCGACATTCGACGTCAATTGGCTAAGTTCCATATGACTACCTGTCTGCCTGACTCTGTTTCATCTAGCACCAAGTTCCTCGAGAAATGCACTGGATACAACATGACTGATAGCAACACCCCTCTAATGGGACATTTAGTTCGCAAAGCCCTGCGCCTCAACAAAGGACCCGTTGAGTTGAAGTATGGCCTCAGCAACTATTTCAGTTTCCATGAGCAGTCTGCCCAGTATCCGAATGAGAATTCGGATGGTTGGATGGAAGCCTATGTTGACAAAGCCTTGCCCGGATTTGACCAAGCAAGGTTTTTAAGTTGGTTAGATGCCTGTGACGATGTCGAGAGCCTGTTGAGGTCTCCTGGTTTTACCAGTGAGCCCCCTCCGAAGATCGTCCTGAAGCGCACAGTACTGAGTGGAGGTGGACGCACTGACCCCCCTCGTACTGGATTCGTTCCTGTTGTGGCCCCGACCCCATTGCCGCGCCCAGCTCGTGCCTTCTCGAAGCCTAGTAGCCCTCCCCCCAACGACACATCTCGTCACCGTGGCCCTGTGACTTCTCATAGCATGACAACAACAACTCCTTTAGCCGCCAGCTCATCTAGTGGCGCTACCCCATCCCACCCTTCGTCGAGTAATCAGCGACGACCTAAGTACCAACCTCGTCCCACACTTGGTAATGCCAGCAACTCAGCCTCAGCCTCCAGCTCATCCCGCACTGCAGCCGCAGAGACGCCTATGTCAGAAAGAAAGGGCGCCCCCCCGGTTGCGCCGACCCGCGTTAGTGCACTAAGGGAAATCGAGGTTGGCACTGGTCTGGTAATGGGCCCAGACGCTACAGCCAGTCTTTAAATGGCTGCGGACCTAGGCATGTCCTTAAAACTGCCTTTCCGACCCCTTCATGTCGTAAAACGGAAGTCGTGGCGTGGTTCGCCTATAATCAACCGCAGTTGGTAGTGCTGCCTCACTACCGTCCGTTCGTGAAGTGACGGATGGCTAATGGAACTCCCCCCATTTACGTCCCTATGGGGGAACAGTCAAAACAAGACTTTAAAACTGAAGCTCCCAATGGCCAAAGCCTCCCGCCCACGCAAAGCTCGTTCCTCCGCCCCTCGCCGAGCGCGACCAGTGCGTAATCGTATAGTTATTCGCTCCCCAGTGAAAGTGAGTGTACCTCGGCCTCCGCGCCGCGACACATTCACTGAATGGCTGCGCTTAGCTAAAACTCACCCTTTTGATGTCAAACCTCCGCCTCTCGGTATCCGCGGCGAGTCAAGCTCGATCTTTTGCATGACTTACCGTTGCTCGTATACCCAGGCAGCTGCTGCCACATTGAAATTTGTCGTTAAGCCCTACGCTTCTTCTCTCTTTAGCGCCACTGCCACTGACTTTGGTGCCGACGTTCTCGTGACCACTGCCGCCAGTGGTCTCGCCACCATCTCCGGATTGTTTGGCGCCGCCCGACCCATTTGTGGCGGTTTCCGCGTTCGTATGACAGGCCCCACGACCTCATCTTGGGGTGTTGTTCAATCGACGCAACAGCCTACCAGTAAACTTTTAGCCTCCTGGTTCCAAGCTGGCAATCCTCCCACTGCTGCTAGTATCAACATCGCCGCCACCTCCTGGCCTACTCCCATTGTCCCATTGGCCCCCGGCCAAGTCCACACTCAATTGTGGTCACAAGAAGACCTTGAGGACACGCAACTCGATGCTGACCTTGTTAACTTAAACGGTACCTTCAACGTGAACAACCATCCGGCCCCTTGTGGCTGTGTGTACGGTCACGGTGTCGGCACCACCGTTTTCTTGGAAACCAAGTTCTGGATGGAAGGCGCGTACAACGACACTGTTGCCAACATCTTCGGTGTTGAGACAGCTAACTACGTTCGCAACCCTAGTGTACTTTTGGATTGTGAACGGAAGAGTTACCCTACCACTACTGACACTAATGAATGCGGATTCGCATGCCAAGCCTCCAACATGGCCTCTGCTGCCGCTAGCGTTGCTGTCCCCGCAACCCGTGCCTTTCGTGCCGTTCAAGACGCCTACTATGGCGGTGGCACCTCCTCGCATAAGCTATGAGTACTTGGTTATCTCCTTAATTGGTGGTCGCCCTGTCCTCACTGACACTCATACTGAGTACACGATGCCCTCCCCGTGAGAGCTACACTTCACCTCTGAACCTTCAGGTCCAGACGCCTACCCGTAAACATCTTAATGTTAGGGTATTTGATTGACTCGCCGCCTGTCCACACAGACAGTGAGCCAACCACATTCGCCGGAAAGCCGG